TCCTATTGCTTCAATTAAGTCGCTGCTCTTATCTATTCGCTCATTAGTGGCGGTAGAGGTTTTTCCATCATCGCCAGTCTTTGTATAAATACGAGTTAGGTGAACCATTAGTGCCCCGTCAAAGAACGCCAGATATCAACAGTTATATCGTTTGCTATGTACAATGCTGCAAGATTTATAGCCAATTGAAAAATATACTCAGCAGTTTTAGTTTTTCTTTTTTGTATGGGAAACTGTACTATATTATCAAATTTTTTATATGTAGTCTTCATGGAAACTTAATTTCTCCGTTATCAGCAAAAACCAAGCCAAGAGAGTCTCCTGGATTAAGATATTGTTGATCTACAGCCAGTTGTCCCCAACCCCATTCTTTTCTAGGAAAAGGAATTGTTTGTTTTTCTTTAATGATTACTGCCCAATATGCTTTCTCTGGTGGCATTATTTCGCAAGACTCTGCTTTTTTATCTGGCAAACCATTAACCCTACAAACAACTGCCAAACCATATTTTTTAGTTCCTTCTAATTCAAGATTGGCTTTTTTTAAAACATCTAGGGCAACTGTCTTGGTAGATACATCTATACATTTTGTTAATTTTGTACCGCCATCTAATGGGCCATAGTCAACATATAGATTAACACAACTGTTATCTGATTTATTTATACCTTGTAGTCCAACAAAAGCCAACAAGACAATTGCTAAAGACGCTAACACTCTTTTCATTTATCCCCTTAGTAAAGTTTAATTTCACAGGCATCTGTGCTGCAATAAGCCTCACCCTGTGCTTCCAGATTTTCTACGCCATCATAAATTGCAGACCAATCAATTTTTGCAATTTTGCCTACGTAAGAATTATATTCTTCTCTTGTAATATTGTTGTATGGTTGTTGCGGAAATGTTTCATTACCCATAGGTAAAAACGAAACAGCCTTTAACTCACCTTCATAAAGATGAAGGGCTGGAGCCACATGCTTCTTTTCTGTTTCTTTATCAAAAGACAGAGTTACAGAAACTCCATTATCAGACCAATACTTTTGAGCAGTTGCTGCCAAACCAATTTTTTCAAAAAGACTTACATCCTTTTCAGAGCGGGGATGTCCAGATGCTACTGGGAAGTAGACTACTGAAGTGTTAGCAGAAACTAAGTCTGCTTCAACTTTATACCCTGCTGCTTTAAATAAATGAAGCATTGGGTCTGTATTTCCAAACCTTATAGCACGTAGATAAAATGCTCCTCCTGGACCCCAATGAACTCCTGGTGTTGCACCAGATAGTAGTGACACAGAGCCTGAAGGTTTGACGGTAGTTACACGAATTGATTCACGTACACACAACCATTCTGAGTATGAATGATCGTATGCTTTAATTTTTTTATACCCTTCGTCCATCCATTCACGAACTGCTGGCATACCCTTTGTATCTGCAAAAGATGCAATACCAGTTAAAGATGTTCCAATACGACGATTACGTTGCATAATGCCATTTGTGGTTTGCCAATGTGTTGGCATCAGGGTTACAGTCTTTCCATATAGATACGCAAACTTTAGTGTACGAAGAAAATCTTCTTTATCTTCGTGACGGTTTAAGTGAACTTCTACTAATGTACATAGTTCGTATGATTCTAATGGTTGTTCTGCACATGGATTAAAACCCATTACACGATAATCTTTTCCATCTGGTGCATCTGCAAGTCTTCCATAGTTACGAGCAACGTCAAGCCAAATAAATCCTGGCTCTCCATTGTCTGCAATTAAGTCAACATAATCTTCATAGTTTGTTCCAACCTCTGCAGCAATAGAGTTGTTAGACATCCAAGCCCATCCTGGATTTTTTGGATCATAAGAATTACGCTCTGGGAAAACTTCTGCATTTTTTAAATTACTAAAATCTTTGTCTTCTGCATTTCCTAAAGCAAGGGTAGCAGAACGACGAACATTACCAGAAACAACGCAGGTACCGATAAGATTAATAATATCCACAATTGCACGAGAATCAAACTTGTCTCCTGCTCTAGATCCCACAATCTTTGTAATTCGGTTATGTAAATCCATTAATGGTCCTGGACCACTGGCTACCCCGCCAAAACCTTTAATAGGTGCCCCCAAAGGTCTAATAAGGCTATATTCAAACTGCTGTATAGGCTGGTTTGGACGAAGATATGAATTTATTAATAATCTTACAGACTCAACCCATCCTTCTCTAGTATCAGGAATTTCATATATTGAGGGTGGTTCTGTTGGAGCATAAATTAACATTTCTTTTTCTTGTCCTAGAGTATCAAAGCCTACGCCTATACCCAACATTAATGCATCCATAACCCATGCGAACAAGGCTCCTGGATCATTACGATCAATATCACGAGTAGATACCATTGCACAGTTTTGCAAGGCAGCAGAGTTACGTTTATCCATAGTCATAGGGGTTCCAAATGCCCATAGGCCACGACCTGGTGGGGTCCACTTTAATTCAAACATTCTTTGAAAGGCTTCTTGAGCAGACTTTTGAGCCTTGTTATCATTCCAAGGTAAACGATTTTCTTTAGCATGGTTTTTTTGAACTGAATACATACCTTCAATTACACGTTTACAAACCTCATACCATCTTTCTTTTGTACCGTCTTCTTTCATACGTGAATAAGTGCGTATAAAGGTTACCTCGCCAAGAGAGTTTGATCCAGCATCTAAAAATCCAAATGGGGGTGGAGTGTCTTTGTATTTTGCTACGAAGTCTTCTAGTAAACGAAAAGAAAAGGTATCTGACATAAAATTTCCAACTTTCTAATAAAAAATATGATAAGTACTTTAAGAATTATAAAGTAGTGTTAAGTATATCATAAGTTTAAAAAGAAAAACACGCTTGTTTAAGGCGTGTAAATCTTTAGTTTAGAGTTAGTGCTTTAATTTTTAAAAAGTGTTAATAAAAAATTAAGTTAGTACTTTTATTTTAAATAAGTACTATGCACCAATTAGCATAAATTCGCTAAATGCTGCTCCGCCACCTGATGTTGCCCAAGATAAGTTTCCAGAGCCATCTGTTGACAATGCTTGTCCCGCTGTTCCGTCTGCTGCAGGAAGTACCCAAACCTTATTTGTTGTAACAGTTCCTGGTGACTTAAAACCAACATAGTGAGTTGAATCTGTATCTGCTAAACGAAGTTCTGCTGTGGCATTAAGAGTAAGTGCTGTTGTTGCTATTGCACTTCCCAAAGTTTTATTCGTCAATGTTTGTGCTGTTGAAAGATCTGCAGTTATTGCAGTATCAATACTAAATACTGATCCAGTTAATGTTAACCCTGTGCCTGCAGTAAAAGTTCCTGCACCTGAAAACTGACTAAACGTAATTGGATCTGTTCCTACTGTTGTAACAACACTTGTCTGTACATATCCCGTATTGTCATTTACAGTTCCACCAGTTACGAAAATAAAGTCACCACCTTGAATTTCTGCAGAAGAATCAAAATCTGTTGCTCTAGTTGGTGCTCCTGATGCTGCTACTACATAAATACCGTTTTCAGATGCAGTTGATTGATTCTTAACAAGTATTCTATTTCCTGTTGCAAGAGTTACTCCATCAAGAACGTCTCCATTTTCAACATCTGTTGCAAGAGTAATGTTGGCAGTGGTTGCTGCAACTGCGGATGCATGAATATGTAATCCTTGTGCAACTGAGTCTACATATGATGTTAGTGCAACTGTACCAGTTTCATCTGGAAATGTAATTGTTCTATCAGCAGTTGGGTCAGTTACTGCTAAAGTAGTTTCAAAAGCATTTGCAGTTGAACCTTCAATAATAATTGAAGAATCTGAAATGGTTAGACCTGATACAACTGGGCCTGTTAAAGTTTTATTTGTAAGAGTTTGTGTTCCAGATTCAGTTACAACTCCTGCTGGAATATCTGTTGTAAGAGCAAGTGTTCCTGTAGCATCTGGAAATGTTACTGTGCGGTCTGCAGTTGGATCTCCAGCAGAAAGGGTAAGTTCAAAGGAGTCTGCCGTAGCACCTTCCATTACGATTGTTGAAGTAAATACACCAATGTCTGTAATGTCTGAAAGGTTACCAGTTGTAATAACTGTACCGCTAACGTTTGGAAGAGTGATTGTACGATCAGCGCTTGGATCTGTTACTTGAAGAACTGTCTCGTAAGAATCTGCGGTAGCACCTTCAAAAGTAATACTTGAACCAAAAGCAGGATTTACAGTAGAGTTAATATCTGCAAAATAATCTAGGCTTGCCCAGTGGTTTGTTCCATCACCAATTTTAAATTTATTTGTGTCTGATTCCCAACCCATTTCACCAGCATTTAATACTGGGTTTGCTGATGTCCATTGTGCTGCAGTACCTCTGCGTTGCTGCATTCTGGTTGCCATTTATGACTCCTTATACTTAGTTATATTATAACAGATAATTAGTTAAAATTATCTATTGCTGTTCCGCCATCAAACGTTGCTTCAAACTCTGAAGTGTTGTATAGTCCTGCACTTACTAAAACTCCAGGTTCGTTGTATGCTCCACCACTAATAAACGTACTAACAATCAAACCAGTTCCATCAATAGCAGTATCGTGAATGTGATCTTGTAATGTTTCTGCATCTTCAAGTGTTGCAATTGCAACCCATTGCCCACTATAGTAAACGTGTACACGTTCTGTTAAAGTGTCAAACCACAAACTTCCATTTACTGGAGATACTGGTTGTGTTGTTCCAACAGTTGGTGATCCTACTGCAGTATCTACATATAGTTTTGTTGCTGCATGTGTATTTTCAGTAGGGGTGGCAACTGTGACTGTTGATCCAAAGATTCCGCCTTCGGCTACATTAATACCGTGCTTTACTCTGAAGTCTTTATTTACAGTTGCCATGATTTAGCCCCTATCTTAATTATGCTTCAATATATGTTTTGTGTACTTTAACAACAGTATCTGATGCAGCACCAGTTACTAAAAGACGAACATTTCCACCACTATAATCAGCATCTGTCGTTCCTAGGACTGCATTGCTAATTACATCTGCATACTCTGTTAAGTAAACATTGTTTGATCCGTCAACAGTAACTAAAACTTCAATTACTTCAATGTCTCCCGCTTTTTTCATCTGAACAATATATTTTGCAGATGAATAAGTGGTTGCTGACCATGAATCAATCACTGTTGCTGATGTTGATGCGGTAGCAGTGGCAGTTCCAAGTAATGCATCTGTAAGAGTTACAGATCCAACTGTTACACCACTAAATGTTGGTGTTGCTGTTGAGTGAATATCTTGTGGTGTAGATAATGTAATTGCACCAGTTGATGCGCTTGCAGTAATTTGGTTTGCTGTACCAGTGATTGAAAGTACGCCATCGTTTGTAACTGCATCACCAGTAATACTAATACCAGTTCCAGCGGTAACGTTTAATGTATTTCCTGTCTTAGAAAGACCATCGCCAGCAACTACTTGTCCTAAACCAGTAAACTGAGTAAAGACAAGGGCTGTGGTTCCAACTGTAATTGCGCCATCGTTAGTTAATACGTAACCTTGATCAGCGTTAGCAGTTCCTTCTTCTACGAATACCGCAAAATTTGAAGTAAGTTCTGCGCCTGTATCTGCATCTGTAGAACGAGTTGGTGCTCCAGAGGCTGCTACTACATAAATACCGTTTTCTGAACCAGTTGATTGGTTTTTAACAAGAATGCGATTTCCAGTTGCAAGAGTTACTCCATCAAGAGTGTCTCCGTTTTCTAGATCAGATGCAAGAGTTACGTTAGTAGTTGTTGCTGCACGTACTGATGCTTTCCAGTCAATTCCTTGAACAGCAGAATCTACATATCCTTTGGTTGTTGCATCTGTTGCATCTGTTGGAGTTCCAAGACCTGTAATTTTGTTTGTGCCCATTGCAATTGCACCAGTCATGGTACCACCAGCAAGTGCTAATACGTTTTCAGAAAACGCTACAGTTCCACCTGCATCAGGGAATGTTACGGTTCTGTCTGCAGTCGGATCAGTGAAAGACAAGGTAGTCTCATGAGCATCTGCTGTGGCACCCTCTACAACAATTGAACCATCTGTAATAGTTAAACCAGATACTAGTGGTGATGTAAGTGTCTTGTTTGTAAGGGTTTGTGAGTTTGTTGTTCCAACTACTGCACCAGTTGCACCGTGTGCCTCTGTTGCTCCTGTGTGTGTTGTAAGGTCTCCAGAAGAGGCCTTGTCATTTAATTGTGTTTGGATTGCTGATGTAACACCATCTACATAGTTAAGTTCTGCAGCGGTTGCAGTAATTGATGTACCAGCAATTTGTAAAGTTGTAGCATTCACTTCTCCTGCTGCACCATAAATAACTGCTTTACCATTTGCAATAGTTCCTGCTGTTGATCCATCTATTAAGTTAATTTCTGTAGCAGTTGCGGTAACAGCAACATCTTCATTAATTTTTGGTGAAGTAAGAGTTTTATTTGTTAGTGTATCTGTTGTGTCACGAAGAACAACCTGTCCAGTTGCATTTGGAAGTGTGATTGTTCTGTCTGCTGTAGGATCTTCTACCTGTAAGACTGTTTCGTAATCATCAGCAGTGGTACCTTCAAATGAAACGCTTGCTTGAAATACTCCAACTGGTTGTGTTTCTTTCCAGGCAATTCCATTTGTTGCTTGATCGTCTGCTGTAAGCACATAGTTATTTGTTCCAACTGCTAGACGAGTTACTGCATCTGCACCAGATGCAACTAGTAAATCACCTTTTGCGTCTACTAATGCTTCTGTTAATATATCGTGGTTGTTTACAGTTGCGGTTGAACCTTCAACTATAAGTCCCGATTTTACTCTAAAATCTTTTACTACGGTTGCCATCTTTTATCTCCTTGGTTAGGCCTTTAATCCCATACGCATGTAGCGTAGAGTTATAGGTGTAATTCCCCCCACGGGAACCACAGTTAGTGAAACTGTGTCTCCAGCCTTTGAAACAGAGATGGTGCCAATATTCCCATCATTTTCAATCGTTCCATATTGACTAACAGATACATCTGATCCGTCATTCAATATCGTTAATTCTGTAACGGCGTACTTGTTAGCACCGCCTGCTACATATTTGAGTGAAATCATATATTTCATTGATCTAAACTCGCTTGATGCAAAACTATCAAAAACAGTTGAGTTTTCAATTCCATTAATTGTTAACTCGTTATTGCCATCTGAACCAAGATCGGTAGACCTAGCAGAAGTACTATCAATTAAATCTACATAGTTTTCTTGCGTTGGTCTATCGCCAGTTTGAAATAATGCTTTAACGTTGTTGGTTGATATCTTTGCCATACCGCAATTATATCATTATATGTTAAAGTATATAATTAGAAAAACCAATTATTTGAATACCAATTCCAGGGGGATTTGCTGGATCATACCCCTCAATGCCAATGTTTGTAAGTGTAAGTCTAAAAGGTAAAACTGATGATGGTGTAATAATTTTTGCATAATCTACTTTTTGAAAATTTGACGTTATCGGCTTTAAGTCAGAAACTGCGACGGTATTGGTCAATGTAGCAATAGCAAGAACTGCACCTAAAGCAGCATTAGATGCTGTTGAGTTAAAAGGTTTTATGTTAGAAAGGGTTTTTATTGATTTTATATCTTGAATAGAAACGGGGTTTGATATATTGCTAATGGTTGTTGTAGCCATTATTATGACTCCTGGTCTGTAACTTCACCTATCATTGTCATTTCACCTTGACATACCGTCCAAACACGAGTAGCGTCAGATAGTTGAACATCAAAGACATCACCAGTTCTCAGTTGTTTAGATTGTGCTGGGGATAAGGTTACTGTAAATTCTCCTGGATCATCAAACTCTGTTGCATATGGAGTTAATGTAAATAATAAATCATCTCCAACATTGTCTGAGTACCTTCTAAAATCAGCATGAATGTCCCACCCAGTAACATCTCCACTTTCGTCATTAGTATAGTCTAATTCATTTCCAAGGTCATCTTCTACATAAATTCTAAAAGAAGCGCTATCTCCTATAACTACCGTCCAGTTTACAAGTGGTGGTATATTTCCAAGATTGTATGTTGCTGGAGCCGTTGGCTGAGGCGAGATTGGAGATTCATTAGGATTGCGATATTGTGCTGGCATGATTACATCATTATACCACTAACTAATAATAAAATTAAAAATATTTTTTATTTTTGTGCGGGTATTTGACTTAAAAGGTCAAACAATGGTATAATTAATGTATGCTACCTACTTGGTAGCATTTGTTCTCTAGGAGGTAATTTACAATGAGAGAATCTAATGCTTGGCTAGGGGTATTTACGTTAGTTATTTGCAGTACCGTTTTTGTGGGTACAGCAAAGGCTACAAACGAAAACAACTTACTAATTAGAGAGTCTGTGAAGTCTGCCACCCAAAAGGTGGCTTTTTTGGTTTCTAAAGACAAAAAATTAGAAAAGTACGAAAATGCTCATAATTTAACTGATGAGCAACTGGTGGATATGTTACGTCATGTAGGGTTTGAAGGAAAGACTTTGAGGTCTGCTTGTGCTATCGCTAAGGCAGAGTCTAATGGCCGTCCTTTGGCTTTCAATGGTAACGTAAAAACTGGAGATAATTCTTACGGTGTATTTCAAATAAATATGCTTGGAGAATTAGGGTCAGATCGTAGAGAGAAGTTTGAGTTAGACTCAAATGCTGAGTTGTTAAACCCAGTAGTCAACGCACAAATTGCTCTTCACATGACTAAGGGTGGAAAAGACTGGTCTGCATGGAGTTCTGTAAATGGAAAAAGGTATCAAGAATGGTACAACAAGTATCCGTGTAAGCAATAAAAATTAATCAATAAAATACCCCCATTGGATATTCTCCTTTGGGGGTTGTTTTATATTAAATTATTAAGCAGGTGTCTCTTCTGCAGGTGTCTCTTCTGCAGGTGTTTCTACTACTGGAGCAGAAAATGCTCCATCAGCATATAAAAAACCAATGTCAACAAAAGTTCCAATAGGAACTTTTACACAGTCAGAAAAAGTTACAGATTCTGCAATTTCTAAAGAAGGAGCAAGAATTATATTTTGAACTAAAGACTCTGAGTTTAAAACTGCATATTTTTTCATTTTTTCTCCTTAAGCATAAATGTGCACTTGTCCGCCACCACTGCCAGTAGAACCAGGACTACCAGTGCTGTATCTACTGCCTATGTTTCCGCCTGCACCACCAGTTGTTATTCCACTATTTTGAGTTGCAATTGTAGCAGTTCTAGTTAAAGCCCCTGATGGTGATACTGTACTTAAAGTTGTTGAACCACTTGCCGTAGCACTTGCTGCGTTTGCTGCGCCATATCTTGTAGTGACGCCAGCGTTTCCGCCTGTACCACCTGCGAGAGCCAATGCTGTTCCATCAAAACTTGTAGTCCCACCATTAGAACCACCTGTACCAGGATTATTAACAGAGTTTGAGGCGGCACCACCTGTACCTGCTGCACCAATTACAATTGGAACAGCAACTGATGGAATTACTTGAACAAAAGCAGAACCAATTAGTCCGTTACCTCCTGCTTGAACAGGCGCACCACTGCCAAAAGTACCGCTAAAGGTACCCCCACCGCCACCACCTGCTGCTGCATGAATGCTTACAAAAACAATATTAGTTCCTGCTGGCGGAGTAAAGTTTGATGAAGAGTTAAAAGTTGCTACTTGTCTTAAAGGGGTGCCTGGGTTAATATTAATTGCCATTATGAGTTCTCCGATCCGAATAAGTTAAATGAGCACTTTCCAAGTGCATCATAAACCGTAACAACATCTGTTGCTGCTAAAGTGATGCCAATTGTAAAAACCTGTGTTCCAAATGGAGAAATTCCATTGCTATGAATAATATAGTGTTTATCTTCAAGTGTTGCTCCTGCTGGTCTGATTGCAACCCGAACATTGGTTACATCTGCAGTTATATTATTAACAACCAAAGAAGATATCACTGCGTAATTTCCAGCACCTGTTGGAACTGTGTAAAGAGTTGTTGCTGTGTCTGCTGCAGGTTTGGCCTGGCCTAACACTTTGTAACTTACAGCCATCTTAGGCTCCCATCATAAGTATTACTTGGGTCATAGCATCTGGTGCTTGTTCCCATGAAGATATTGTACCATTACTTTTTAAGATTTTATCTGTTTGTCCAACTGGAGATGGAAGAACTGTTGTCCAACTACTACCAATATAAACTTGTATTTCATTTATTGTTGTTCCCCCAGAATTTTGTCTAATTAAACATATTGTGCCAGCAGTAGGGGATGGAATTGCTGCATCTCTGGCTGCTGGATTAAGAAAGTTATTAGTTCCTTTTTTTGCAACAGATGCTTCTGCAGTTGTAAAATTAGAAAGGTGTGTGTGTAGTCCAGTCCATTCAAATGTTCCAGAGATATCAGTCTTTCCAGAAACCTGATACCAAGTGTCATCTGCTGCGTTATATACGTAGGCTGCTTTGCCGTCTGAATCAAATACTGTAGGCATTAGACCACCTGATCAAAACTGCTAGTGTCGGCATTGTAAACATACATCTCAATTGGAGTTGATCCTTTTTTAATCCATATAAGTCCATTTGCTAAATTTGTTGATGGAGCAGTTGCTGTATAAACTGATGTTGCAGCAAAGTATCCAACTCCAGCAGAAGAATCTTTGTCTAACCAAATATATCCATTTGGGATTGTGTTAGAAAATGCTGTAAATGCTGCTGCGGTTGGTGCTGTTGTTGTTGCTCTTGATATATCTCTTGCTGCAACTTCTAGGGCAGCCTTTGTATCAATTTGATCTTGTAAATCGTTAATTGTATAAGCAATAGATGGATTTAAAAGGTTTTCTGGGTCATCCTCTGCAGTATCAAAATCATAAGAGCCATAATGATATGCTTTTAAAGCATCTTGAATATTAGCATTATCAATTAATGCTGGAATTTTAGTTGGTACTAAATTTCCTATATTTTCTACAGCCATTGGGTCACCTCTTTAAAGATTATACCATTTTTATATCAAACTATAGATATAAATAGGTGTACAGTTTTGCTTCCAGTAAGTGCTGACCAACTACCGCCACTATATTGAACGGCATCAAAGTTTATAACTAAGTTTGTTCCAGCCCCTGCTAGTGCAGGTATTTCCATTGCTGATGCAATTGGGTTTGCTCCTTCAATTCTAAATTGAACATTGAAGTTTGAAGCGGTAAGTGGTGAACCACTAACTGTTACTATATTTGATATTGGAATAGTTATTGATCCAGCCCCAGATGAAAAAGATATTGTTTCTACTGCAGAATAAATTGCTGGATTTATTTTTAAAACTTGAACCCAAGTATTTGATCCAGCCTGGGAAATGTATTGATACATATATCCATAATTTTCTCCTGGAGCGGTATTGATATACATATCATTTAAAATTAAAGTAGTTCCCAATAAGACACCACTTGAGGTTAAAGGATTAGGCTCTCCAGAACCAACAATAAATTTGTTTCCACGGGTTCCTTGTGGCCCAATATCTATTAAAACATCAACAGAATCTGGTGGTCCTAAAACAACAACATCTTCAGTATTAAGTAATACATCTACCACTAGACTGCTCCAGTAATATCATCTGTCACTGTTATGACCCCAGTTAATACTGTATAGATTTCTGATGCACTAGAGTCAATTTGAACATCATAAACATAATTACCAGCAGAAAGTTCTCTTCCTACTCCTGGAAGAATAGTACATGTAATAGTGTCTGCGGATCCATCAACAACTGCCTGAGCCTCATACTGAGTTCCTGACTGACCTCTTACTGTAGCAATAAAAAAATCTGAACTAAAGCCAGTTAAATCAAAAGCATCGCCATTTGCTGTTTTAGGGCGTATGACAAATTCGGCGGTATCGCCACGATAATAATTAAAATTATAAGAACCTGGAAAAGCCATTATTCCTCCTGTAACATTATACCACTATGATACCGATATATATATGCCTTTTAATATAAAAGAACTTTCATTGTCGGTCCTAATTTGTGGTTGACCACCATAGTTTTTAATTTTGTCGCTATTGATAAAAATGGTTTGACACTGTGATATGTCGTATGAATACTGATATTTAAGTAATCCTACATAGCCTATCGGAGAAACCTCTTCTTCTCTCAAAAGAGTTCTTATCCAAACCTCTGTATTCGGAACATATGTTTCTAAAGAAAAGTCATATCTAATATCTACCTTTGCACCAACTTTTAAAGTTTTTAAATTTATGTTTCTTGCTGTTTCATTCAATAGAGAAACTGATCGGTTTGGCAAATAAGATTCAATAGTTTTTGATTCATCAATATTTAAGAAAAAATTAACCCAACCATCATCTCCCCTTTCTGGACCAGCCCTATATGTTTGTATGCTTTTGTTTGAGTAATATGCCCATCCAGGATATTGGCCAGATGGGCTGTCATATCCATCCCCTGCTTTTCCTGGCTCACCACGTTCACCTTGTGGTCCTTGTTTTCCTATATCACCCCTATCGCCCTTATCACCTTTTGGTCCTTGTGGTCCAGGAAGTCCTTGTGGCCCTGTATCACCTTTTTCTCCAGTAATTCCAGGTACAGCAATATATTCTGTAGTTTTGACTTCTTGGATAGTTTCTAGATATTTTTTCTTTTTAGGAAAGTCCATGCTTTTAGCCATGACTGAAGCCTATTACTTTATTTTAGTTTTAAATATTTTTTTGCCAATTTTTATTACTGGCGGAAGTAGAGGTGTAGGGTTGGATACTTTTACGATTGGCATTATAGTCCTGGGGTCATATCACTTAAAACGCAAATAGTTCCTATAACTGGTGTCCAGACGGTATCTGCATTTGGTCCGCTGCCACCTTCTATAATTACCTCAAGATCAAATCTTAATTCTGCTGCTACTTGCTTATACCCTGTTCCCCAGTCTTCAGTAATTGACGCTGGAGCGGTAATGGTGACTTCATTGTCATCAACAGTTACGGTTAAATTATCTAACACATCTCCCATTGGATCATAGGCAGTTGCTCTAAAGGTCCACTCGTCGCAGTCAAATGGTGTTATTTCATCGTCTTCTAAAAACTGTACAAGCAGGGTTGCTGTGTCTCCACGGACTACGGTCCACTGAATATTTGCTGGCGAGGCGCCATATTTTTCTATTGTAGGAGCACACATGATAATTGATTATACCATTAAATAAAACTGGACACCTAGACGCAGTGGGGTGGGGGGTAGTATCTAGGTGCCAGCATAAAAATTATAACATTGTATTATTGTAAAACGGACATATTATAACAAAACGTTATAAACCAGACATTGAAAAATAATCGTTATAAAATTGTTATAGTCAATTTTTAAAAAGTATAAAAACCAGGGTATTAGTAGTGTATACTTAAAATATATAAAGAAAAAGAATAACTAGCAAGTAAGGTATTAAGATATCTTATATATAGTAATTAAGGTTTAGTAGATTTAGATTTCTTAGAATTTTGATTAGCGATAAAATCAATTAATATTTCATACAAATGATCCACTTTGTCGGCAAGCCTTTTATGGTCTTCCTCTAGGCGGTTAACGGAGTCTTTTAAACTGGATCCAGAATTCGGCTTAAGTTCGTTTAAATAATGTTTTACGAGCCAACGAATTGATCCGCCAATAATAGCAAGTATTGAAAGAGTTGTAAGTATTAATCGTGCCCAGTCTTCTACTGTCATCATTGTAAACAAATTATATCACTATTTGAGATTATTCACAAATGTATGAAAAAGACATGTGAAATAAATCTGCTGTAGTTAAGTTAATTGGAGTGTTGTGATCAAATGTTTCATCTGCTGCCGAAGATTTAATATTCCAAATTGTAAAGATAGAACTGCCATCATCTAAGTGTCCTTTAAGACTATAATGATCTACACCTTGATTTACAGTATCATGAACAGATCCGCCATAAACATCGGTATGATATTTTGAGGGGAACGGTAAAGTCAACGAATACTGTCCAGTTCCAAAATTACTTACATTATCAAAGTCAACACTGATTTGAACCTGAATAAGATTTCCAATTTTTATATATGTTCCTGTCGCGGGAGTTCCAGTAAATGCTAAACCAGTTCCAGACCACACTGGGGAATAAGATTTTATTTCGGTCGTAAGTCCACCGACATCGCCAAATGCTGGATGAGTAAATCTAGCCACTTAAGGCTCCAAGCCAATTTGAATCATTGCAACGTTCATAGAGTTTACAGAAGAAGTAGCATATAAGGCATCATTTGATGGAAGTTCAAAAGAGATTGAGTGATTTGGCATAATTCTAAAACCATAATTTGATGATGCAACTCCTTCGCCACCAATATAAATATATCCAGTTGCGTTAACATTTTGGAGAGTAATGTCCATACCTCCGTGTGCGCCTGGTGGCGTCAAGCGAGTAGCGGAAGTATCGCTAAGTGTGACTAATGAATGCGCTGTTGCCATCTATTGAGTATATCTTATTTTTTGGCGGGGAATAAGATTAAGCCGAAAATAGAATATCAAACCATCATAAGACACAATACGACTGCAAGCAGTCAATAATGTCTAACTGGATGTAATATCTATGTTTGCTTAATATCCCGATATAGGTTATAATGGATTGTGCTAGATAACATTAAGCAAATCCTAATTGAAGGTTTGACAAGTAAACTAAAAATACATCATAGCGTTTATAGACTTCCTTGTACCAGCGAATTTCTAGAAGAACTTATCGCCAACACTTTCACAGAAAATGGTTTGATAAACGACTGGCAGCCTAATAGAAGCCATAGCATCAGCGTAGACATGTCTTTAGAGTCAGGCGAGAGTTTCTCTGTCAAGTCTGGAGTATACGCAAATAACACACTAACCTTCTCTGGATCCCGTCTTGGAAAATATCAAACCTTAGATGCCATGATATCTAGCGTAGTGGATAATAGTGCTAGGTATTATGTGTGTCTTGCTAAAGCCGACCAGGATTGGTCTTCTGTCCCCGCCGAAAATGAGGTTAAAACTTATTATTTGTTTGTATTTGATTCCCAAACCTTAATATATGATAATGGGGTTTGGAACAAGGTTGAAACCAAGTCTGGAGGATATAACTACGTTATGGAGTCTATAGGTATGTCTGCTAGAATTAATACTAGTATGTCGTCACAATTATGGACCAGTGTTAATGAGAGTCTTATTGGTGCCCCGACAAAATTGGAGATCTTGTGAGGTTTGG